CACCACGAGCCTTACGCTGAGCTATCCAAATAGCTGCTTCTTCACCATGACCAGCTTCCAGCAGTCTATTGACATTCTTATTCACAGTTTCTTTCGATTTACCCTCTTCCAACGGCACACGGTCTGCTCGATCTACACCACTAATCGTACCCTTATTCTTAGAAGCATAGAAAACCTTTTCGCCCTTTTCAGCGCCATACTTCTCTTCCATCGCACCTTTGATCTTTTCGCCTTTTTCAGTTAAAGGCATCTTATTTCCTTATTGCCACGGTAACGTCTACAGATTCTTCCTGACCATCTTTATGTCTAATTTTGAAATTAAATTTTAGATCTACATTCGGTTCAATTTCACCATTCACCAAGGCTTCCCACAAATCAAATTCTAATTCTGCTAGTGCTCGATCAATTCTAGGAGGCAAATCACTTTGGATGGCCATGCTTCGCTCGACCTAACCGGGTGAATCTTCCCTGCCGATTCCGTTTATACCTAAGTACGATCTCTTCCCAGCTTTCTTCCGGTTCTTCTTTAATCGTTAACTTCTTAGCCAAAGACGTTAAATCACGTTCTGAAACCTGATATGTTCGCCGCAAATAACTCAAAGACTTTGCGACTTCACTTGGCAGTGCCATTAAGATGCTCTAATAGCATTATGACTTGTGCTTCTGAAGGCACCTCATCAGCCCGCGCCATCTTTACCTTTGGAATATTGACATCACGAGGATCAGAACCACTTCCAGGTTTTCCGGTACCTCCAGCTCCACCGCCCATCATCGCTACGTCACGTTCCTCATCGTCTTGTTTTTCCATCTTCTTAAAGTTCTTCAATAATTTCGCAAAATCAAGGTTCAATGGACTAGAATACAAAAGCTTGTTATTCGTAACGGCATCAGCAAGCCATTGAACAAGCCTTGTTTTGTTCTCAGGATCAAAAGAAAGTTCCAAAATCTGATAAACAGAAATAGCAGCTTTCATCTTAGTATCATCAACCTTAACTTGATCAGAATCTGGTTCTCTGAGATAAGAAGGCCATAGTGCTTGATAACTGTTAGCCCACTCGTAAAAAGCCTCTTTATATCCAACATCCTTATATTTTTCTGGATACTTCCTTTTCAACATATTAAAGAACGTTGGAGTCCAAGCCCGATGCATGACAATTCGGTCCAAAAATCGATATATAGGATCCATAGTTTCGCGCATTCGGTCCATATATCTGGCGACGGCCTTTGCATCTTCAGAACCTTCGCCGAATCCCTCAGCAAAACTTTCTTGGGTAAGGAGCTTGACCGGCATGTCGACAGCGTTGGCAATGTTTTCAAGTATATTACGTCGTGCGAGGACATGAGGACCCTCCAGGTTTTGCATATTCAACGATTCAATGCCTTCTTCAGGCGTGACGTTGATTACATTTCCTGTTTCGGCTTCTTTTACAACGGACCGCTTGAATGCAGCAGCCCACGACATAATATTATCAACGAAATTGCCGGGTTGCTTAATCTTCGCGACGAGAACACCGACTTTAGTTTCAACTAAATCATCAGCAATAAGTGACTTGATATAAGATTTTAGGGGGTAGAAAGCTCGCTGGTAAGCACTACGACCAACAAACCCAAAAGCAGAAGTAGTATACCCCAGATATATCGGTTTTTCATTAGTGACAGTAACTGTTCTCGAAGCATGATAGATTATCCCATTTACTGAAATCTGACGGTATTTCATAAAATCCATGGCATTAGGATTTTGATTTAAAACTAGACTCCCAGAAGTATTAAGAGGATCAAGGATGTTGAAGCTAATATTGAGATCAGGGAGATCCCAGTAATCAATAGATTCATTGCTATTAACTCCGTCTACCAATAATGCAATAGAACCAATGCCATAAATCCGACTAACAGTAAGGAGATTATGCACAAGATAATCACCAGCAATGTTTCTCCATTCGTCATTAAACGCATCGACGCAGTACTCGCTTGGACTGTCAGGAACCTTTATGTTCCGCTTTTGTGCCATCGCGAGACTGACCGGACCCTCAACGATCCGTGCCCCAAGTGGATGGTATAAATAGATTTCTTTGCAAGTTTCGTATGAAACTACATCGCCGGGAACAATATCAGGCGCAACAAGGAGCTCCTGAAGAGCATTGCCGGGTGTCGTATCTATCGATCCTTGAGAGGGCATTTAGCAAGTGACCGTGAATGTGGTGTTAGCTGGACAACTTTGAACAAAGCACCCATTCGTAAACGGGATAGATACCGCCGCTGGCCCAAGAACATTCTTCGGCCAAGTCGGCGCGGTCATGCCGGGAGTAAGACCAACTCCCGGTCGTGGTTCGTTCAAGCAAGCCAATGCGATCAGATTTGCGGAGAATATGGTGTGAGGTGGAGGTGTTGGTCCGGTTGGAGCCGCTCCTGCATCAACCAAGGTCAGCGGAGTTGATTCATCTACTGCCGTAGATGTTGGCTGGGTCATGGTAAAGGCGGTGATTGTCCCAGCACCCACCGTGAGCGCCGTGCCGACACTGGCAGAAGTCACAGTATGAGCGACCGCAGCTTGCAGTTCTGGTTTCTTATCAGTCATCGATATTTACCCAATGATCGAAGTATCTGCAAGACACGTCTAAAATTAGCATGGCTTGCGCGTGTCAGCGTCTTTGGAGAAGGCATAGGTTTAGATCGAATAAAATTCCTCGTGACTATGCTTGATACTGGTTTGAATTCTTCAGACGTATCGATTTCTTTGACATCTGACATGGCTATCTCCTATTCCTGTTAGTATCCTTCAAAGTTGCCAAGACCAATGACCACGCCATAAGTGAAACAGTCTAGCAAATCATCAGGACGATCTTCTGTATCACCAACACGAAATCCCATTACCTGCCCGAGCATATGATTCTTTGTCACTTGCTTATAAGTCACAATACGATTATAAGCTGTCTCAAGAATTTTCACCATGCCGCGATAGACATAACCACTCGCGTTTATGGCTCGCTCTGATTTTCCAAGTTGAGTGAGCTTAGCTGGTAGTTCAGCAACGGGTAGATTTCGTCGTCGGGCTTGTTGGATAAGAATTGATCCTGACCCCTTGTCTTCAATAAGGCATCCTTTGCTGCCCATACGAGCGCCGCATTGAGTGGCGTACTCGTCCAGATTTCGATATACAACTGGCAACCAGAGCTCGAGCAAGGAACCTTCAATTTGTAAGTATTCATAGTCAATGATCTTGAGCCACTTCTCATTCCCAAGTTGTTCGTAAGCCCAATAGATGACCCCTGTGCCATCATTTTCTTTCCCGGTTTTGACCGCAGTATCAAGCGTCGCATACACATAAAGACAACGTGAAGGAAATGGCTCAGGCTTGTCATCTGTCAGCAAATTCCTCTGTGAGAAGAATGCTTCACCTGACCAGTCAACAAACTCTGCCAAATATTCCTGTGAATAGACGAGCGGGTGATTGTCATGCTCTAGTCGTTCAAGCTCATCCGCAGGCAGAAATGGGTTACTATGACTTGGCGCATGGTATTCAATAAACCCGTATTGGGGTAGATTGCAGATTCGCCAAAAGAAATTATCTTCATTGATTCCATTGGTGTTGGAGGCAACGATCGCCGCGCCACGGTAGTCCAGAAGAGTGGGACGAATCGCCTTTTCCCAAATAGAGGTTGCATTGGACTTAGTGAAAGCGGCTTCATCGATAATTGCGAGATGATAACGACGGGACCGACCTGCTTTTTCATCCTCCAAGGTCCATAGTTCGATACGCCCGCCAGTGCTCGTACGCAAGATACCCAAGTTACGAGAACTTGAACTGACCGCCGGTTCCAGCGTAACTTCAGTCTCAGAGTAAGCTTCGGACGCATAGCGGTAGTTTGGTACGAACCAGCCAACTTGAGCACCCTTGGCTGCGAAATCACAGGCTATGGTCTTAAGAAACTGAGTCTTGCCCCACCGACGACCGCACCGCAGAGCCTTGAATCGAGCAGGAACCATAAAGGCATCGACCTGACCGGGATGAAATTGTGGCAGACGAACAAGTCGTTCTGGTATTTGGTGGATCGTCATTGTGGCCTGATGCTTGTGGTTCCCGGCACAATAGTGTAAAATGCTTTACAAGGTTAGCAAAGCGAATAGGAGCATACTATGGGCTACTTCAGATTTCACCGTAGCATCGGCAACAAGTTCTTCAGGATAAACGTGTCCAAGCGGGGTTTCAGTGCAACGAGCGGGGTCCCTGGGCTCCATCTGAACACGCCTTTAATTGGGACGCGCAAGCGGCGATCTATGGTTACGCTCGGGTTGCCGGGAAGTGGACTGAGCTACCGGCAGAATATCGGTCGGTCGCGTAGAGGAGGAGCAGGAGGAGATATTCCGTTTCTTCAGCAAATCATCTACGTGATTATAGGGCTGAGCGTCTTGGCCGTGCTAGGAGTACTGTGATGCTGATAATCGTTGGTGGTCTTATCATAGCCATTGGCACAATCATAATTATATGGGATGTGCTGATGCTTGTCGGCGCAATCGCAGTTGTGATTGTGGCCGCGTGCGCGACTGCTATCCTTTGGATCCTCGGTATGCTCGTCAACCTGTACCAATGGAAAAAGGACCGGTCTGAACAGAGATGGGAATCTGCCCAGACCGAAGTTTATGGAGATGAGCACGCCAGAACACAGTATGAGCACACCAGTCAGAATACCGTTAAGATGTCGATGTCTGTAGAAGACACTATGAAGCTACTGATCAATTGGAAAGGCGACATTGTCATCAACGTTACAGACGACGAATGTGTAAGGCCGATGAGGGACATTACTCCACGGAGGAAGATGCTTAGGTAGCATGTTGGTCAGGATTCCTGACCAGAGGGGTCGTGTCCGTTACTCTTCTTTGTCTCGGTGGAGGTGGACACATTCGCCTCCGGCATAATGATGTTAGTGCCGGGAAGAGCAGGGAGGCCGCCCTCAATTCTGATAGTGGCCCCGATCGTCATATCCTGATTTACCTGAGCCAAACGCGGATGCTCATAGACCGATACTTTGGTGGCTGCCTCTATCCTAGCGGCTAGAGGCAACCGACGATCGCGCATAACCGCGAGGAGGAAATCCTTGGGTGAAAGCGTCGGGTCGTTGTATGCGGGATCCGCCGGATCTGGCTCAATGATTTCCTGTTGCGGATGTCTACCATTAGAATCTGCCAAGGCATTATCTTTGCCATAAGAGGCGCGAGCTTCGCACTTTCCAGCGGGTTGCCGGGAAGGGGCACAGACGTGGTCACATGAACATTTATGTGAATATCACATGCGTAGCGCGTGATATGCCATAAGAAAGTCCCAGACACTGCGTCCGCATGTAGTCCCACTTCGTGGGGGACTGAGTCATGGACTCATACCACTAATGGTAGGTGGATGGCAAGGGGGTACAAGGCAAAAAGACCACAAAACACGGACTTGGGGAAGGTAACAAATTGTTACAGGGCACAGATGATATCGTAGCAGGGGGTTGGTTGAGGGGGCTGGGACCTGGGAGGGTAATATAGTACCTTGGGTTTGGGTCTCGTCTCAAAATTCAGGTTTCTGGTCCTCCAGATGGCTGACAGGTTTATAGGCGACGCACCGATTTTGACTGTGAAATCTTGTTTCGTATATAGCCTGATTTTAGCAATGTTATTGCGAAGATATGCTGAAATAAGAAATATTATTGCGAATATAGAATACGAAATATAATTATGATTATAGCATGTATAAAGAAATGATATTATGAATATGCACCCATATACGAAACAATATTACAATATATAGAGCCATGCATATATGCATATGTGCTATGCAGAATATAGTTGTAAAGCATGTTGCATTATCCAAAAAACGGTGTATATTACTTTACATGGTCGGGCGGGCAATGGTGCCTTCCCCCATAACACCAAAGGTCTATTACTATGGCAAAGTCCAACACCGCTACCCTCGTCGCCCCGGTTGTCGTTTCCGCCGCCAGCGTCCCGCTCAAGGCCCCGCGCTATGCGCCCGTCGCGCTTATCGCAAACCCCAACGCGGTCATCACCGTGCTCAAGCCAAACCCCAAGCTGCCCGGTTCGCAGGCGCACGCCAAGTTCGCGTGCTACCAGTCCGGCCAAACCGTCACGCAGTTCACGGCGGCCATCGTGGCGGCCGGGTTTAAATCCATCAAGGCGCGCAATACCCTGCGCTGGGATTTGGCCCATGGGTTTATCACCCTCACCGCCTAATGCCCTCGGGTGTGGCCTTCGGGCCACACCTCCCTTCCCCCCAATCCCAATCCCCAACTCCACAGGTCCTACTATGTCCAACGCAAATTCCAAGTTCGCAACTCGTGCATGGCTCAACGCCGCAACTCTGTCCTACCTTCTCATGGGCGGCCAAATCCGCCGGTTCCCATCGCCCCGCCCGCGCGGTGGCAGGGTCTACACCATCGTCCTGTAAGCCAATCGGCCCAATCACCCGCTCCCTTCACAGGGGGCGGGTTTTTCGCGTCGCCGAGTGAGATCCTATGGATCTTAAGAGATCATGCATGATCTTTTTGATCATGAGGATCATGAGGATCATTTGATCATGCTCCCTGGAGTGGTAAAATCGTGGACCTAAGTTCAGTGATCTTAAGAGATCTGGGCCGCAAATATGCATTTGAGGATTGCATTTAAACATGGAGTCTCGTGTTGCAATCACTCGTAAGAACGCGTATAATGCTTTACATGGTTAGGGGATGGCCCTAACCAAGAACCCCGGCCCAAGGGCCACAGGAGCTACTATGATGGCACTTCGTTCCAAGAAGAACACCAAGACCGTCCAGGCTGAAAAGGTTGAGGCCCCGATCGCCGAGACTCCGGCCGTGGAGACCTCCACCCCGGTATCGCAAGAGACCCCGAACACGGAATCGCAAGAGACTCCGGTGGTCGCCGAGACTCCGGCTCCGGCCAAGGCCGCCAAGAAGCGGTACGCCAGCATCGCGGTGTTATCGAACCCCAACGCGGTTATCACCTACCTCGCGCCGAACCCGAAGCGCAATCCGGAAAGCCGGACTTTCAAGAAGTACGCGCTGTTCGAGGTCGGCATGTCGGTGAAGGAAATCGAGGAGCTCTTCGTCGCCAAGAATTGGGGACGCATGAAGGCTCGCAACCAGCTCCGCTGGGACATCGAGCATGGCTACGTCGTGCTCGGCGTCAAGGAGGAAGCCAAGGAAGAGGTCAAGGCGGAATCCTAAGAGACTCAGGGCGGGGGAAACCCCGCCCTTTTCTTTAACCTATGTTGTAGCTGATCGTTTTAATTTGTGTTACAATATTGCCACATGTGCAACCAGAAGAGGTATAGGAGATGAATGCACCAACAAATATGCCGATCGCGCCAAGCGCGGTCATAAGACACAAGATCGCATGGAGAAGTTGCAAGAACTTCGACATGGACGCTACGGTCCATGTGATCAGCTCACACAATCCGTGGCGACCGGGAAGCAGAGCATGGAATCTGTTTGAATTTGTCCTTCGTGTTAAGCCAATCACAACGATTCGTGACATCATTAAGGATGCAGGCGACATCGGGTATTTTGATACTGATGTAATGAGTCATCTTCGTTGGCTCTATACGTGGGGTGACTTCCTTGAAATTGATGGAAAGCGATACTTTCCCAAGCAGGAGCCTTTGCCGGGAAGGGAAGAGGACGTCGCGTAGGGAGCTTCGGCTCCCTTTTTCTTTTATCTTAGACCTTTGTTCCAGGATCTTGATCCTCCTGATCCTCTAGATCTGCATAGCTCGCCTTCGGCTCCCCATGCTCATATCGTGTCCTATGATGCTGAGCGATGTCCCCCGGCTTCCCCGAAAAGAATTCCGGGACTTGGATCATTAAGAGCTTGCGAGCCATTGATTCGCAATCGAATCTACTCATGGCGATCCCTTGCCGGGATGCTTCCTCGTACAGGATTTCAGTCGCTTGATCTATTGTCATTCTGCCTCCTCTGGAAGATCCTTGAGTTGATCAGCATAGTTCGTGACATCTATTTCAAGTTCATCGGGCCATTGATAGTCAATATCACTCAGCTCAATCTCTTCCCATAATTCGACCCATGATTGAGCGGCCTCACCCTTTTCGGTGTCAAGCCATTCCTCGTCTTTGTCTCCTAGATCTTGTTCTGCCTCTTCGGCGATATGGGTGCAGAGTTCACGGGCCTTGGCGACAAGTTCGTTGTATTTGGTGACCGCGAGTTCGACCGGGGATCGCAGATCCTCGACGCTCTTGTTGTAGGCATTCACACTCTCCTCTATGCGATCTGCAGCGAGGGTCAATTCCTCGATGAGTAGAGTTCTGGTTTTGAGTTCTTCTTTGGTCATCTTAAATGGCATGGGGAGCCCTATTTTTTGGGTTGCCGGGATGGTGATCGTAAGAGATCTTTTGGTGGGTCGTGTACAGGATGTACGGTCGTTCCTTTTATTTCGCGCGTACGCCTCTGCGCACCCGCGCAAGGCTGATCGCTCACCCACGTACAAAACGTACAGAC